GTCCAAGACGGTCCGCCGCGTGGCCAAGCTGCTGCGCTCCATGCACGCCATGACCGAGGCAGGCTGCTCGCCCTCCCAGATGGGAGAGGCGATGGGCTACGCCGCGTGCGTTGTGGCCCTGCTCACCCCTGACGAGTGGCGTGCTGCTGTCGCGCTCGCTGAAGGGGGTGAGTCATGAGCGGTCTGACGGTACGCCAAGAGGCCGAGCGAGAAGCCGAGATTGACGAGATGGCTGACCGCGTCGAGAACCTACTCGACGCGCGAGAGAAGGCGATACTCGCTCTCTGTGTCCATCACAATTACCTCAACGACATGAAGCGCGAGCACCAGCGCCTGGTAGATGAGCTTGAGACGCTCCGAGGAGGTGAGTCATGATTAGCAAGCGTCAATGGCAGCGATGCATGGCCAACGCCACCAACGGCAAGACCCTCCGAGAGTCCATCAACGATGAGCTCCGGTCCACGGACAAGACCATCAATGATTGCGGCGTGCAGTCCATGTATGCCACCCGCATTGATGGCACCTGGACCGTGTGTATCAACGGCACCTGGACGAGCGGCGGATACGCTGGGCTCTCGGACATCATCAGCATGATCGCCCGCACGCCTATCGCCTGGGATGAGCCGCACGACCCCCGGAAAGACGGATGAGCAAGAAGGAAGAGCGAGAGAAGGCTGACGCCTGCATGGATGCCATGCATGAGCAGGTTGAGGACATGAAGTCAGCAGAAGACGCGCTCGACTACCTCATCTGGCTCGCGCTCAACGTCGTTGACAGTGAGCCCAAGTGGAAAGAGCCGTGTCTGACACGGGTCTACGCAAGGGTCTTCTACAGGTTCCACGACCAAGCGTGGAACGACCACAGAGAGAGCACCGAATTCACCAGGCAATTTCAAGTGAAGGAGTCCAAGACATGAGCGTTGACATCACCACCACCAAAAACTTTGGGACCTCGAGCCTCACCGCGCTGGTTCACGGCCCTCCAGGCTCTGGCAAGACCTACGCTGCGCGCACCTGCCCTGGCAAGACCCTCGTGGTCAGCGCAGAGGCTGGGCTTCTCTCCCTTCGAGACGTAGAGATTGACGTGGCTACCATCTCCGCGTTCTCTGACCTCGAAGGCGTCAAGGACATGCTCTCTGAGCCCGACCAGCCTTACGAGTGGGTCTATCTGGACTCACTGTCTGAGGTCGCTGAGATATGCTTGGCAGAGGAGATGACCAAGACGGCGCACGGCGTCAAGGCCTACGGCGAGATGATGGCCAAGGTCATGGAGCTTGTGAAGGACTGGCGTGACCTCGACGTCAACGTGGTCATGACGGCCAAGCAAGGCCGAGACGTGGACCCTGATGGAGTGGCCTACATGGCCCCAGAGGTCCCCGGCAAGAAGCTCAGCACCAAACTGCCCTACGAGTTCGACCTCATCGTAGCGGCAGGCACACACACGGACTCCAATGGTAACGTCCATCGGGTGTTCCGTACCACCTCTAGCCAAGGCGTTCTCGCCAAGGATAGAAGCGGGGCACTCGCCCCACTTGAGCGCCCTAATTGGGGCCGAATTCATAGTAAGATTTCCAATCCACCCACCAATCAGACAGGAGAATAAGGTGGCTTCAATCAATTTTAACAGTGCGGACGTTCCGCAGGATGAGAGCAAGGGGTCCTTCGACCCGCTGCCCTCTGGCTGGTACGTCGGGCACATCATCGAGAGCGAACTCAAGCAGAACTCCAAGGGCACTGGCTCTTACTTGCAGTTCGTCATCGAGGTGGACACCCCGTCTCACGCTGGCCGTCGCCTCTGGGCGCGTCACACCTGGGAGCACCACTCCTCGCCCATCGCCGTCGAGATTGGGCACCGGCAGGTGGCTGCTCTGTGTGACGCGACTGGCCGCAAGGCCATCTCGGACACCGAGGAGCTTCACGGCGCTCAGTTTCGTGTGAAGGTCAAGGAGACCGACCACGAGAAGTATGGTCCGGGTAATGACGTGGTGGACTACGGTTCGGTCAAGTCCGGTGGTGCGTCTGTGGCTCCGACTCCCGCTGCGGTGTCGGTGCCTAACGACGACGACATCCCCTTCTAAGTCAGAACCCACACCCGCACCCCCCTTAAGGGGGTGTGGGGTGTGTGGTATTGGAGGTGAATCATGAGTGCGTACATGAACTCTCTGCAAGCACAGCAGGACCGCCATGACATCGAGCCTGGCCACTACCGGGTGACGTATGTGAGCGCACACTGCGCTGGCAGCGGACGCCAGCAGGTGTGCCTTGGGCTCGATGAGCTACAGGCGGGCCATCACCCGGTCGAGGGCATGCCTGTGCTGTTCCTGCCCCATGACCCCCTGGTCGATGCGCTCTGGGGTCTCACCGAGAACCAAGAAGACGTGCAGCGCGGCGGCCTGTCCACCAGGCCCGTCTGGGTTGTAGAGCTCGGCCAGAACGCCAAGGTGCTTGGGTTCGCACGCGCCACCTCGGTGTCTGGCTTTGGCAAGTCATCGGGGCCATACCACTACAGCGGAGAGCCCCAGGACTACGAGGTGTATACCGTCGAGGAGATGCGCCGCAAGGGGCCCAGATATTGAGTCGTCCTGGCGTTATCATGGACGCAGTGCTCGCTGAACTGTACACACAGGCCCCGGAGGGGCTCACTGTGCTAGAGTTGGCGGCTGCAACGGGTGAGAGGCCCAATTCCATATGGAAGTCCCTCAGAGGGCTCATTGCGGAGGGCTGGGTCACGAGATATAAGGGACCGTCACGCATAGGGCGTCGGCGGTTCATCTACCGGGTGAGTGATGAATGAGTTGGCACTATTTGCAGGAGGGGGAGGCGGCATCCTGGGAGGAAGACTCCTTGGATGGCGCACCGTCTGCGCTGTTGAGTCTAGTCCCTATGCACGAGACATCTTGCTCGCTAGGCAGCGAGACGGGATGCTCGAGCCCTTCCCTATCTGGGATGACGTCTGCACCTTTGACGGGTCGCCGTGGCGAGGACACGTCGATGTCGTTAGCGGTGGCTTCCCATGCCAGGACATTAGCTCAGCCGGAAAGGGCGCAGGCATCGACGGCGAGCGGTCAGGGCTCTGGGGAGAGATGGCGCGCATCATTCACGATGTACGACCGGGCTACGTCTTCGTGGAGAACAGCCCAATGCTCACTTCTAGGGGACTCGGACGAGTACTCGGAGACCTGGCCGAGATGGGGTTCGATGCGGAATGGGGAGTGCTCGGAGCGAGGCATGCCGGTGCGCCGCACAAGAGAGACCGCATCTGGATCCTCGCGGTTGATTGGGAGCGCATGGCCCACCCCAAGAGCCGCAGATGCGTCTATGGGCTCGGTCATCGTGGAGGATCGGCTCTTGGCGCTGGTGGAGACGGGGAAACCCGCCACGAGGAAGGACGGCGGCGAGTATCAGGTGGGCCTGCGAGAGATGGTGGCCGCTCGTCAGATGTTCGCCACCCCGACAGCGACTGCAAATCAGCTCAGTCCTTCAATGATGAAGCACCCAGGGTGCAGGGCCTGGAGAGTCCCGACTCCAGCGGCTACCGACTGGAAGGGCAGCAGCAAGGCGGGACAGAGACGGGGCCAGCTAACGGACCCGGCCATGGGGGCCATCCCTCCTGGTGGGAAGCTGAACCCGCAGTGGGTCGCGTGGCTGATGGGGTGGGGCATCACGACTTGAACAGCGGTGAGAAAGTTTAACAGCCCGTGTCCCACTTCGACGACTAAACCCGCGTTTAGTAGATAGGAGGCGCAGATATGCCAATCAAAGACATGTTGAAAAAAGACAGTGACCCGTTCAAAAACGTAGCCCTACACGGACCAGAGGACATCAGCGAGTGGAAGCGGGTACCCGGACTGTTCCGCAAGTGGGAGTTCGCACAGATTGTTGAAGACAACGACGCAATCAGTTTTCAGAAACACGGAATGGCCGAGGATGGAGCCCAACTGTGGGCGCTCTATCGGCACTGCCCAGAGGCTACGCTATGAGCCAAAAGGTCTACATCTGACTCCAAGTGTAAACCTTTCTGTCCGTAAACCTAAGCCGCTGGAAGATTCAACTCTCCGAAAATCGTTTAACAGCAGAGAAGGTTAACAGGAAACATGAGGAACAATCAGCAGTTGCGCTCGACGCAAGAGAACGGGTTGAATCCGCCTGAATGGCTGGACAGACTTAGAGCCCTTGGCAATGGACAGGTTCCAGCAGTGGCTGCGCTCGCATGGAGTGTGTTACTAGGCAGGCTTCAGTCGTCCAGGTAGTGTAGGGCTGCAACGCCAGCGGCTCCGGTCAGCACAACGCCTGCGGCAAACCACACAGCGGGGTGTTCGTACCAGCCTGGGATGGGTAGTGGGTCGGCTACGATGTCGAGGAGCTTTTGCTCCAGGGCATCGGCTCTGCGCCTCTGGATGGCCTCTCGCTCACGAAGGGCTGTCTCGGTGACGGCTGCTCGCTTGCGTGTGGCCTCGAGCCCTGCCTCGCAGGACTTGATGTCCACGTCTAGGCACTGGAGCGCCTTCTTGGCAGAGGACTCGCTGACCAGGAGCCCGTCGCATGGAGCGGGTGTGCTGGTGAGCAGCGTGTGGGCCTTGGTGCAGGGAGCAGAGGTCAGCAGGGCTGCGATGAGAAGGACAGCGGTCACGCCTTGCGCTTGCGTCCCGCTGCTGACATCGCTGCCATCTTGCGTGCGCCGTACTTCTTACGTCCGATGGATGCAGCCAGGGCGTCAGGGTCTTTGACTCCCTTGGCCTTGAGCTTCTTGGACAGGGCCTTGAACCGGCCTCCACTGCCCAGTGCTGCCTTGGCTGCTTGTCCTCGTGCTTTGTGCTTGCCTGTCATTCGGTCCTCACTTGGGCCTTGGTGCGGCCTTCTTCTTCACGTACTCGAGTTCTTGCTTGGTGATGAGAGGCTGGTCGAAGCCCGGTCGCAGGTTCTCCCTGCCTGTTCGCAGCATGACTCGCGCTGCGCCTTCACGCGCTGGGTCCATGCTATACACCGGCATCTGGCTGCGCTGGGGCAGGCCAAGTGCTCCGGTGATGTTCTCCTCAGAAAACAACGACTCGTCTCGGAAGAACTGCTGGAGGCTTGGGTCTTCACGCCCTACCATCTCCGCTACCTCTGCCACTCCAGGGAGCCCTGCTGCCTTGGCCGCTCCTCCCAGCATGAGCTTGGCGGCTACGCCTGTGGCCAGGGCCTTGGGGGCTAGCCGGTTGATGTGCGGACGAACCTTCTCCCCCATCTGGCGCACTCGGCGCATCCACTCAGCGTTCTTGCTGCTCCCTCTTCTTGGGAAGAGGATCTCTTCAGCGTACATAGTCATGTCGCTGCCGGTAGCAAGCTCGTCCGCTTTCGCGACCTCTCTGATAAACTTTCTTGGGTCTACCAGCCGGTCGGTTTGAGGGTGAATGACGTGGACCTCCCCGTACTCGCCAGCTTCTCGAAGCGTAACGCCTGCGGCTCTCAGAAAATCACGAGCATCGTCGCTGATTGCCCTGGCAACCTCATCGGGGATAACATCAGGCCCCTGCGCCATCACAGACTTGTAAATCCTAGCCGCTTCC